CGTAGACGTTCCGGTTGTATAGTATCGCAGAGTGCTTTGGCTTCAGCCAACCATCGACCAGCCACCGAAAGAACCGAACCGGAGGTGTCCGCAGCTAATACCAGTTCCCCAACCGTGTCAGTTACACCGCTAGGCATATACATATCGTACTGTAACCAGCGTTTGTTTGGTCTGCGGAAGGATGTGTACTCGTCCCCCACGCATGTGTCCTGCGCAAAGTCATGCATCGCTTCGCGCCAGTCTACCTTGGCCGCTAGCAATTCCTTGGCAGACAGTAGGCCACCGCTGCCTGTCTTACCTGCAATCAGTACACCCTGCCGTATCGCTTCGTCTACGTCACGGGTCAGGTCTGCCTTGTCTTGGTCCGACAACTCAGATGCGCCTTCAAAGTCTATGTCATCAAAGCCCGTGGCGTGTCCGTCACCTTGCTCAGACGCACCGCCCTCTTCCTCTGTTTCACATTCTTTGTATATCAGCCAGAACACCTGCGATACTTCCATACCCTTGTACTGCGCGTCGAGGCATCCACCTTCAGGCATAACGATCCACGGGTTCCCCGCTGCGTCTTTGATATGCCCGAACTCGTCTATGATAAGCTGGTTGATAACGTAGTCACAGGCTATGTTAACGGTTCTATGACACACGGTGTACAGGTGCAGGTACGTGATCGGGTGTCTGAACATCTTATGGTACACCTCGTGAAGTACGAGGAACCGTAACTCTGCGTCGGTTAGACTATCTACATAGTCATACCCGTACCACTCATCTAAGCCATTCGTGCAGGCGGTGGGTACTTTGGCCGCATCATGCTCAATGAAGCGCTTGCCTATCATCATCACACCCGCGATTGCATGTGCTCTGGGCATGATCGCAGTGACCGCTTTGGGTACACGTTGCTCGGGGGTCAGGTCTTTACCTATTGACAGTAGCATTATTTTCTCCTTATAACCGATGGAATTTTTTTGTTTTAGCAACCACACCTTTGCGGTTACTTGCTATCGCACGTCTTGCTGCACGATTAGTTGGTTGCATGTCGGTCGTATCTTTCTTTCGCGGCTTGGTGTGCTTGCCCTGCACCGCTAATCTTTTAATCTGCCGTACCATTGTCGTTCTCCTTGTTCTGTTTCTTCCAACGCTTCGTTATAAGGACGCCGAATTTTATCCCATTGTTCCCACGCTTGACACACGACACAATCAGCATCGTGGTCGGGGCATCGTTCGCCGTAGTAACTTTTAATAGCCTGTTCAATCATAACGTACTCCTAACGTGTTTTCTGGTTGAGGCTGAGTAGTGCTACTAACTCGCAGCGGTTAAACTTTGTCGGTCACGAACAGGTGATTGTTTGCGGATGACCAGTCCACGAACTTCTTGTTTTGGAACATCATTGAACGCTTGCTGTAGTTCTTGGCGCGTACGCCATTGGCGAACATTGCTTGCGAGTTGGGGTCTAGGCGGAGCATGTAGTCCATCCACGCGTTGACCCAATCTCTGTCTACCGTGCCCAACGCGCGGAACACGACCATACATTTAGCTGAAGTGCTTTCTGGTATTTTGGCAGTCATGGGGTCTGCTTTGATACTTGCGACAGTTGGCAGTTGATCGGCAACCTTAACAAACGCCATCATATCCAGAGCACAACGAGGTCCGACTGCACCAATGAGTGCTTGCTGTATTGTTGTCGCGTCCAGTACATTGTCCAGCTTCAGGATGTCCGACGCCATCTCGCCCGAGCGCATAGTAAAGAACGCATCCTTGGAAGTATCGTTAGGGAAGTGGATGTACGGGTTCTCCTCTCTGGTTGTCTCGTTGTAGGTCTGCGTGAGTGCGCGGGTCTCGTTGACGAATGAGAGGAAACGGTGGTCGAAGCCATTGTCTATGCCATGCTCCAGATACTCTTCAGTGGTAGGCTTACGCATCTCTACATCTATGATCGCATTGCGCTGGTGCGCTGGGAGACTGTCGCTTAGCCCCTCGGAACCTAGATTTGAGGTGCCGTACACGATACTGCCCTCGGGTAGTGCGAGGGTGCCGACCATGCGTTCTAGCATGACACGGCGTGACCCCTTCTGTACGGGTTTAGATGCTTTGAAGAACTCGTCGAAGTTCAGGATTACAGGCTCACCTAAGTGCACGCCCAGCTCTTCGTTTGGTACCATTGACACGTAGTCGCTTATCTGTTTCTCCACCGCCTTCATAAACTTAGGCGCGGACATATCTTGGATGTCTTTATTTGTGCAGTCAAACTCCACATATATGTGCTTAGGGAACATCTTTTTCAGGAGTGCTTTTATCCCTGAAGTCTTACCTGTACCTGTGTAGCCACGAGCTATCACGGTACGTTTACTACCCACCGCTGCAATAAGTTCAGCAACCTGCTGAATACCTATGGCGTACATGGTTGATGCGGACATTAAAGCCGTTGTTGATGCGTTGTTCATAGTTTTCTTCTCCATTGAGTTAGTAGTGCTAATAAGTGGCAGGGTTTTGCGCCTACATGTCGAGGCTAGGTAGGGACGCTATAACGGCGTCGATATTGCGCTTGGTGTCTTTGCGTAGACTGTCATCGTCACGTAGCGCTTCAGCAGACACACCACGCAGGGTTTCTTTTATCTTAGCGGTGGCGCTCGTGATCGCGGGGTCGTTGGCTAAGTTGTACCGTTCAAGCTGCGCTGCTACGTCGAGCACATTAGATACAAGTGTGGCGTTGAAAGTCTTCACACCCACCTTGCGTGTACGCGCAATACCCTCGGGGTTAGCGGCAGTCGGCTTAGTATAATATTCCTCTACCTCTCCGGTGTCTTCATAATCAAGACGCTCGGACATGTTACCCAGCATCTCATACACAGGCTTGAACAGCCCTTGGATCATGTTTGTTATGTTAGCCTCGTTGTCACGCTCACATGACTGCGCCGCCACCTCGAGACTTGTCGTCCACAGGTCCGATATGAAGTGACCGGACTGCGGTATCGGCTTGTGGGCGAGACGGAAGTAGAACCGTTCTTTGATCTCATCCACCGAGGGATACTCGTCTGCGTTATACACAGACCCCAGCGATAGCTGTGCATCTATACACAGGTCGTTGAACCGCACTATTAATCTGTCCACCGCATCCTCGTGCTTGGCCATCCACTCGGTCATAGTGCAGGTGTGCTCCGCAATTAACTCCCCCGCCAACAGGCGGTCTTGTGAGTTATCCCATGGCAGTGTCAGTTTCTTGTTTGCGCGTCGGGCAGCACTCTCAACTTGCTGCACGTCTTTGAGTTCGGCGCAGTCCCCGCCCAGCAGGGATTTAATCATCTTGGTGGCACCGTCACTCGCACCATAGGATGCGTTCACTTGGTCCGACACTGCCTTATCCTGTACTTGGTCAGACCACTTACCTATGCTGAGTTTAATCAGCACCGCAGACGAGGCGATAGTAGGCACGTCCAACGTGAAGGTAGGGTTAGTAGTGCTACTAACTGCGGTGCTGTTATTTTGGATCATCATGTTCATTGTAGTTCTCCGTTTTGGTTAGTGGCCGAAGCCGTAAAAAATAAAGAGTAGTATTAGTGGGGTGACAAACACAGCCAGCCCCCCGACGAACGTCCATAGGTATGCTCGTATAGTTCCTTTCATTCATCTCACTTTCTGGTTTAGGTGGAGCAAGTCAGACTTGCGGGTGATTACCGTGTAGCCCTGCTTAGGCAGGGGGACGATTGTGTGTCGACGGGCACGAGCGCGTAGCTCTCCGCAGTCTAAGCAGAGACATATACCCAACGCGCGGCGGCGTGGGTCGTACGGTTGCTCACATGATAGGCAGGTTGGACGTGGCATTAGCAGTTCTCCATTTAGTAGTGCTACTAACCGTCGTGGTTAGTTTTAGCAGGGCTGGGTCATTAGTTGTTTTTTCCAACCTTACCTATGTATACCATGTGCGTACTTCTATGTCCATTATAATGTTTTCTTAACAGGTTGTTATATTCTCTTAACTTTTGTGCTGTTTGGTTATGTTTGAGAGTTGTCTTTGTAAAGTACCGCTTTGTTACGTGGGGGGGTCTTGTAAGGCATTGATAACATTGGAAAGTTACATTGTTACATTGTTACGTAGGTTAGGAGGTCGCCTAGGATATTTTTTGGAGGGGCGTAACAACTCCGCGGGAGGGGGGCGAACCCTTTTATTTTTCTCTCCTATATATATATCTTTTTAACGTAACTTATGTAACAATACAAATATTGTAGTAAAAACAATAACTTACAAGATTTTACAAAAGAAACATTGAGTAACATAGGGTAACTTTGTTTGTTTTCAATACGTTAGCTAGCTGCCACATGCCTAAAATAGGGTGATTTAGTTAGTAGTGCTCCTAACTGCCCTTTATCGTGTACCGCGATTCTGATTGTATACGTACTGACTACCGGGGGAAACCCTCATTAGTGTATGTATCCTGTACGAGAATTTTGATTGTGGCGCAAAGCTGATGAGATAACTGGCCTCTATTTAGGACAGGTACAGTTAGTAGCACTACTAACCCGCTGCGCTGGGCCTTCTCTCCCGCCCCTGCATCCGCGCACCTGTGACGCGCTGCTGCTCGGAGAACTGGCATCTAATTAGGGGCAGCACTCGTGCCAGAAACTAGACACAAAAAAAGGCCAGCCCAAAGGCCAGCCTGATAGATGTACGAAACAGTAGACATAAAAAAAGGCCAGCCCAAAGGCCAGCCTGATAGTTTACTTGCTAAGTTTTGCGTTCAATTCCCTAATCACTCTATCGCGGTCCTGCATTGCAGCAATTATTATGTCCACGTCGTCCGGTGTTATGTTAACGTGTGCCAGTTTGCCTTGGCGCGCTTTGTTACCAATGTATGCAAGCAAGGTCCAATGTCTATCATCTATAAAATTCGGCATTGTTTCATTCCCATTTGAGTTGATAGGGCAAGCTTGATTGCCTGCCCTAGTTTTGATTACTTGCTAAGCTTCAATCCAAGCTTAGGATAATCTTTGTTTAGCTCGCGTGCTACGACCGCGAGCCTATTGCGCAATTTGGGATCGGTTGTTTTATCCAATTTATCCGCTGCAGTTAGTTCAGCGATATTGAATATTCGTTGCATTGCATCCGCAATCGTCTCGATATTTGCTTTCTTATTGCGGCTATTCGCGCCTTTACCAGTCTTAATATTCTTTTCAGCTCGAGCCACTGCATCAAGTAAAGATTTAAGCGCTTGCCCCTTTTGTTGTTGGATATACTTCTTTGTTTGAAGCTTGCCGCTAAATAGCATCTCCGCCCCTGCGCCTTGCTTTGTATCGGTTATAAAGGCGTGTAGCTCTACACTGTGCCGCGCTATAAATGTACCTGCTATTATAGCCTGATATGCCTCTTTATGCGCAATGGGCGCGCTCTTATCGCCTTGTGGTGATTTAGTATATTCAAATTTGCCAAACGTACTGGCGACCGTATCGCGCCACGCTATCGCCGCTTTGTCGACGTTATCGCTTTCTGTTTTGTAGGCGTCAATCGCGCCCAGCGTGGTAGCCGATACCTTAACAAGTGAGGCGATTAGCGTATTCAGGTCGGTTGCTTTTGTTTTCTTAACCATTGGTTTAGGTCCTTTTGTATCGCGGCTCCCATCATGTTTGCCGTTCGATACAATGATTATACCGTATTCGTGCATGGTTGTCATGAGACCGCGCAGGTTTACGCTTAGGCGTGCGAGTTAGGAACACTGCTAACAGACGCGCGTCAAACCGACATGACTACGCGGTATGGGCGAAACTGGCATAGCCTTTGGGTACCCTACCCCCACCACCCACTTTGTGAGCTGGGACTCCACCCTGAGTATGTAATACTAATACAGCCAAACGTTTCCAATTTTTCAGTTTTTCCGAAACCCCCCACCCCTTTTTCAAAACCCTTGTTAAAAAATTTTTTGTACCCTATTAAAGAGTTATCGGTTAACAACCTGCGAATATACATGCGTATACACATCGAACCAGATATAGGCGTACCTATAGACAACGCTCCTGACTTAGCGGACCTCCCATTAGTGACCGCAGGGGCCGCTGAAACGGCCAGATTGCTCTCTGAGCATGGGCTGGATATAGAGGTAACGTCCGAGGACAAGGATTTAGCCGCAAAACTAGCTACGTCCTACGCCCAAGACTCGGATACTACGTCTAGTAACGCCACACCGGCACGGGTATCAAAACTTACACCTGCAACTTTGCTGCTTACAGACAAGATTCTCAAGGATTTCGGGCACTCTGTGGTAGAGTCCTCCGTGCAGTTACGTCACCTTGTGACAAACAAGCTTGTAGAAGAGACTGAGAACCCAGATGCACGCATAAGGATAAAAGCACTAGAGCTTTTAGGGAAAATATCGGACGTGGGGCTGTTTGCAGAGAAGTCAGAAGTGACTATAACTCACCAGACAACTGATGACCTCAAAGAGCGCCTGCGAATCAAGCTTGCGAAGCTGGTGAACCCCGAGCCAGAGATAGAAGACGCCATTATACTGACTGCAGAGCTGATGGACCTTAGCTCGGAGTTTGGGTTTGACGATGACTGAGGCACTGGACTTCACTGAAGACGAAGTTGAGCTAATGTTAACCAATATTGACTCTTTTAGCGCAGAGGAAGTAGCGGAAATTGACCGTATGGTCGATGAATTAACAAAACGGCGTACAAACAAGGTTGCGTATGATGACTTAATTGAGTTTTGCAAGCGGATGCAGCCTGATTATATTGTAGGTAAGCACCACCGCATACTGGCTAATATGCTCATGGATATTGAGCGTGGGGACAAGGACCGTATCTGCGTAAATATACCCCCACGACACGGCAAATCACAGCTTGTTTCAATATTTTTCCCTGCTTGGTTCCTAGGCAGAAACCCTAATAAGAAGGTTATGATGGTCTCGCACACCACTGATCTTGCAGTAGATTTTGGTCGTAAAGTACGTAACTTAATATCGCTGGACGACTACCGCAGCATATTCCCTTCGGTAAGCTTGGCGGTGGACAGTAAATCGGCGGGGAGATGGAATACTAACTTTGGGGGAGAGTATTATGCTTGCGGTATTGGTTCTGCTCTTGCTGGTCGGGGCGCTGATCTCCTGCTTGTTGATGATCCCCATTCTGAGCAGGATGTTATTAATGGAAACTTCTCCGTGTTTGAGAAAGCGTACGAGTGGTTTACCTTCGGTGCGCGTACACGTCTTATGCCGGGAGGACGAGTAGCTATTATACAGACACGCTGGCACCTAGACGACCTGACAGGCCGTGTGGTGCGGGATATGACCCAGAACGAACGTGGCGACCAGTATGAAGTGGTCGAGTTCCCTGCGATCTTAGACGTTAAGGACAAGAAAACAAAGAAGATGACCCAGAAGCCTTTGTGGCCCGAGTTCTTTGACCTTGAAGCCCTGCTGCGTACCAAGGCGTCTATGCCTACGTTCCAGTGGAACTCGCAGTACCAGCAACAACCTACGGCTGAAGAGGCCGCTATCGTTAAACGCGAGTGGTGGAACGAGTGGACTAAAGAGAAACCCCCCACCTGCGAGTATGTTATAATGTCGTTGGATGCCGCCGCTGAGAGGCACAATCGTGCAGACTATACGGCGCTTACGACGTGGGGGGTGTTCCTCAACGAGGATACTAACGCGTACAATATTATATTGTTAAATAGCATAAAGAAGCGTATGGAGTTCCCAGAGCTTAAAGTGCTCGCTATGGAAGAATACAACGATTGGGAACCTGATTCGTTCATTGTGGAGAAGAAAAGTTCTGGTGTGGCCTTGTATCAAGAGATGCGACGTATGGGCTTGCCAGTGTCAGAGTACACGCCACACAGGGGGTCGGGGGACAAGACCGCACGACTAAACTCCGTCGCGGACATAATATCGTCGGGTTTGTGTTGGATACCGCAGACGCGTTGGGCAGAAGAAGTTATCGAAGAGATTGCGGGATTTCCGTTTATGAGTAATGATGACCTTGTGGATTCTACGGTGATGGCCCTCATGCGGTTTAGGCAGGGCGGCTTTATACGACTGCCCACAGATGAAGCGGAAGAACAGCGGTACTTTAAACAGCGCCGAGGCGGATTTTATTGAAGGTGACACATGGCTATTGAAAAAGGACTATACGCTGCCCCGATGGGGATAGACGACGAGTTAGAGGGCGGTCTAGAAGGCGTAGCCGAGATGGATGTCTCTGAGCTAGAGATCGAAATCGTTGATCCTGAATCGGTAACATTGTCTGACGGCAGTATGGAGATAACCATAATTCCCGGCGATGAGTCCGAGGCTATGGAGTTTGGCGGTAATTTAGCCGAAATCTTGGACGAGGGTGAGCTTGCGGAGCTGTCAGAAGAACTCACAATATCTATAGAGGCGGACGTAGATAGCCGCAAAGACTGGACAGAAACATACGTCAAGGGTCTTGATGTGCTGGGGTTCAAGTACGAGGAGCGCACAGAGCCGTGGGAAGGCGCGTGTGGCGTTAACTCTACAGTTCTAGCTGAGGCAGCTATCAGGTTCCAAGCGGAGACTATGAGCGAGACGTTCCCCGCCGCAGGACCAGTAAAGACCAAGGTGCTAGGCTCCGAGACTAGAGAGAAAGAAGAAGCCGCTGCACGCGTCAAAGCGGATATGAACTACGAACTCACCGAGAATATGGTTGAGTACCGCCCAGAGCACGAGCGGATGCTGTACAGCCTCGGGTTAGGTGGGTCGGCGTTTAAAAAGGTGTATTATGACCCGAATATCGGGCGGCAGGTAGCCCTGTATATCTCTGCAGAAGACGTGATCGTGCCCTACGGTGCGTCTACTATAGAGTTTGCCGAGCGTGTTACCCACGTCATGCGCAAGACTAAGAACGAGCTTGCGAAGCTACAGTCTGTGGGGTTTTACCTAGACACAGATTTGGGTGATCCGGTAGCGTTTCACTCTGACCTTGAAGAAAAGAAGGCAGAAGAAGGCGGGTATTCGTTAACTGACGACGACCGCTACACACTGTACGAAATACACGCAGACCTCATAATTGAGGGTATAGATGACGACGACGGGATTGCTCGCCCTTATGTTGTTACTATTGAGCGTGGAAGTGGCGAAGTGCTGTCTATCCGTAGAAATTACGAGGAGGGAGACCCCCTGACCCTCAAGCGACAGCACTTCGTCCACTATAATTATGTGCCGGGATTTGGCTTTTATGGCCTTGGATTGATCCACATTATCGGTGGGTACGCCCGTGCTGGAACTTCCTTGATACGTCAGCTTGTTGACGCTGGTACGCTCTCCAATCTCCCGGGAGGGTTAAAGTCCCGTGGACTACGTATCAAGGGGGACGACACCCCGATTGAACCCGGAGAGTGGAAAGATGTTGACGTGCCGTCAGGTAGTATCCGTGACAACATTATGCCGCTACCGTACAAAGAACCTAGCCAGACCCTTCTCGCACTTTTGAACACTATTACGACAGAAGGCAGACGGCTAGGTGCTATCAGTGACATGAACATTTCGGACATGTCGGCTAACGCCCCTGTTGGCACTACACTGGCCCTCCTAGAACGTACGCTAAAGCCTATGGCTGCGGTCCAAGCACGGGTCCACTACACTATGAAGCAGGAGTTTAAGCTCCTCAAGGCCATCATGGCCGAGTACGCTCCCACAGAGTACGCCTACGTACCGGCTAGGGGTGAGGTAAGCGCCAAACGGTCTGACTACCTAATGGTTGATGTGATCCCTGTGAGCGACCCCAATAGCTCTACAATGGCACAACGGGTTGTACAGTACCAAGCTGTACTGCAGATGTCACAGCAAGCACCCCAGATTTATGACCTGCCCCAGCTACATAGACAGATGATAGAAGTGTTGGGCGTCAAGAACGCGGATAAGCTCGTACCAACTAAGGACGACGCGAAGCCTACAGACCCGATCAGCGAGAACATGGACGCCTTGGTTGGCAAACCTATGAAGTCGTTTATCTACCAAGACCACGAAGCGCACATAGCAACGCATACCTCGTTTATGCAAGACCCGATGATGGCACAGATGATAGGGCAGAACCCACAGGCAAAACAGATCATGGCCTCGTTACAAGCGCACATTGCTGAACATCTCGGGTTCTCTTATCGCAAGAAGATCGAAGAGAAACTAGGCGCACCGCTTAATGCACCGAACGAAGAGATGGACGAGGATATGGAGGTCCAGCTGTCACGTCTGGTTGCAGATGCAGGTAAGCAGCTTACAGAGGCTAACAAGAAGCAGCAAGCACAGCAGCAAGCACAGCAACAACAAAAAGACCCGATCATGCAGATGAAACAGGCCGAGCTGCAGATCAAACAGGCAGAAGAGCAGCGCAAAGCGGCTAATGATCAGGCAGATCAGCAGGTCAGGCAAGCTGAACTGAAGATGAAACAACAGAAAATGATGATCGACGCTAAAATGGCCTCCGAGCAAATTAACATTGACAAAGCAGAACTAGCCATTGACGCAAAACGTCAGGGCGTACGCGACCAAGTAGCCAAACAAGTTGAGGACAATAAAGTTGACCTTGAGCTTGCTAGGATAATGTCCACGGCTAACAAACCGAGAGGTGGCAAGTAAATATGGCTAAAACCGTCTTTGACGTGCTGAGCAATAAAATCGAGGAGGACATCTCCTCTGCACGAGTTTTCTTAACTGGAGGGTCCGCGAAGGATTACGCTGGTTATAAGGAAGTTGTTGGCTTAATTCGGGGTCTCGAAGCCAGCAAAACGCACATAGCAGACCTCTCGCGTAATTATATGAAAGATGATGACGATGGGAATTTCTAAAACGATGCAGCTCGAAGAGCTAGAACGAGAAGCAGCGCAAAACACCAGCGAAGAAGAAGAATTTGAACTACAGCTGCACACCAGCGAAGAAGAATTTGAACTACAGCTGCCCAAGCCCGTGGGCTATCGAATACTCGTAGCACTACCCAAACCCGAAGATAAGTTTGACGGCACAAATATCCTCAAAACGGAAAAAGCTAAACAGCTCGACCACATTATGTCTATTATTGGCCTTGTGGTAGATATGGGCGACCAAGCTTACAGTGACGTAGAACGGTTCCCAACAGGTCCGTGGTGTAAATCGGGTGACTATGTGATGTTCCGTATGAACTCTGGCACACGTTTTACCATTGGCGGGATCGAGTATCGGCTTATGAATGATGACTCCGTAGAGGCTGTTGTGGCCGATCCATCAGGTATCCAGAGGGCATAAACATGGCGTTTCAAAAAGTAGAGTTTGAGTTCCCTGAACCAGACGACGACAAACTAGAAATCGAGGGTTCCGGTGCAATCGAAGTTGATATTTCTGGAAAGAAAACTAAAGAAGATTTTGCAGAACCTGCAGAGCCAGACATTAAACCTGCGCGTGAAAAGGATACTTCTGACGACGACTTTGAAGTTGAGATTGTGGACGATACGCCGAAGGCTGATAGAAACCGCAAGGCATCAGAGCCTCCAACTGACGTTACTGACGAAGAGCTGGAAGACTATTCTGACAAAGTTCGTAAGCGTATCCAGCATTTCAGTAAGGGTTACCACGACGAACGCCGCGCTAAAGAAGAAGCTAACCGGCAAAGTCAAGAGCTTGAACGCGTCACTCAACAGCTTATGGAAGAGAACAAAAAGCTAAAGGGTAACGTCAACAAGAATCAGGCCGCGTTGCTCGAACAAGCCAAGCGAAATGCCGCGAATGAAACTGTAACGGCTAAACGGGCGTATAAAGAAGCCTACGAAGCTGGGGACACGGATGCGGTACTAGAAGCGCAAGAAAAGCTAACCAATGCCAAGATAAAGTCTGACAAGTTAGCGAACTTTAAGTTACCAGCTTTACAGACAACAGAAACGCCTGTAGATACACAGGTAGAACAACCCGCCCCGGCAACACCAGTCGATGAACGCGCAGCAAGTTGGCAAAAAGCTAATTCGTGGTTCGGTCCCGACGATGAGATGACAAGTTTAGCCTTGGGGTTGCACAATAAGCTTGTCAAAAAGGGCGTAAGCCCACAAAGTGATGAATACTACGAGACGATAGACTCTCGTATGCGCCAAGTATTCCCTGATAATTTCGAGGATGCTGAACCTAAGCGAAAGACACAGGTGGTCGCCCCCGCAACGCGGAGCACTTCCCCTAAAAAAGTTACGTTGACACGTACACAGGTCCAACTCGCTAGAAGGCTGGGGTTAACCCCACAAGAATACGCCAAACAGGTTGCAATAGACATGAGGAAAGCAAATGGCTGAAGATCGCATTGACCGCGAATTGAAGACCCGTGAGAAAAACGTACGTAAAAAGGCTTGGACGCGACCGGAGACTTTACCTTCTCCACTTCCCCAAGACGGTTACGGTTTTCGGTGGGTTCGTGTGAGTAATCAAGGTCAGGTAGACGCTACCAATGTCTCATCTAAATTACGTGAAGGTTGGGAGCCTGTAAGGGCGGCAGATCACCCTGAAATTTCTATGGTTACTGTAGAACAAGAACGTTTTAGAGATAACATAGTGATTGGTGGACTATTACTCTGTAAGGCACCTGTTGAGATGGTTGACGAACGTACTAGCCATTTTCAACAACAGACAGACAGTCAAATGTCTTCTGTCGATAACAACCTGATGCGTGAAAATGACCCTCGTATGCCGTTGTTTAATGATCGCAAGACCAAAGTAACATTCGGCAAAGGAACTTAAATCTATATAGGATATATATCATGTCTACTACAAGTTCAGGATACGGGCTAGTTCCCGTAAAACGATCTGATGGTATGCCGTATGCCGGTGCCCAAGACTCGTTTTTAATTACTCCTGCAGGGGTTGCTCAAAACATCGGCTACGGCTCTGTTGTTGAGATTAGTGCAGGTTTTATGCAGTTAGCTTCGGGCACTGGCGCTGATGCGACTACCAACAATCTTGGTGGTTCTAGTATCGGCGCGCTGGGTGTGTTTGTTGGCTGCGAATACGTTAATGCTCAGGGGCAGTTGATTTTCGACCAACACTACCCTACAGGCACGGCCAACGCTACAGCTTATGTTGTAACTGACCCGAACGTTACTTTCCAAGCACAGGCAGACGGTGCAATTGCGCAGACTGCTTTGGGGCACAATGCGCCCTTCCCCGCTGCGCAACATGCTACGACTTCAATAAACACCACTACTGGTAAGTCTACCATGCAGATTGACGCCACTACTGCTACAGCAACCAAGTCGTTTAAAGTTGTCGGGTTCGTGACTAAACCGGGTTCTGCTATTGGCGATGCCTACACCGATGTCTTAGTAAAAATTAACACACCGTACCATCAGTTTGGTACTGGCATC